AACCATCCGCGAAAAGTTAGGCACGCTGACTAATGGATCAGAGATCCATCGTTGGACTAATCGCTAGCTAGAACGCCCACAATGGATCAGGGATCATGGCGCCAGAATCTGGCGCCATGAACAGCGAGAAGCTTATAACATCATACCCACCTTCATTAATACAAAGAAAATTAAAACAAATGCAATATTAAAAAAAGCTAGTTTCCAACTCATGTTTTATTTTTCAGTAGTTTGTTTTTATCTTTATTAATCCAATAATTATTTGCTTTAAAATATTCCAAGGTTTGTTCTGGTAAAATATTTAAAGTTTCAGTTGCAGTTTTAACAATCATTCTTTTTTTATTTATTTTATATATTTTAGCTTTGGTATTTGTTAAATCTGCTCTTACTCCTTTGTCCCCTGTCCATCTTAAAGTAACTTCATTCCCAACATTAAACATTAATAACAATCCTTGCAATAACGCTTATCAACCTCTGAATACCAATCAGGGGCAATTAAAACATTGCAACTTCTGCAATTTAAAAAGACATCACCTTTTTTTGAATTGTCTTTTCTTTTTCTTTTCTTTGGCTTTTTTTCTGTAAAGTCAAACTCTAATTGTATCATTTTATTTCCTCGCTTTCTATGGGTGGGATTATAGCACATAATCCCAACCCTGTCAATTGTTTAATCCAACAGAACGTAATATTCTTTTGGAAAGTATTTAATAAACCAGTCTAAACCCTTCCTATGAGACTTCCAATCTTGAAACATCTCAGCGCCCATTATTACATCGTAAACAGCGATAGCAAATGCAGGTAATATGCACGCCTCACTAGTAAATCTATTCTTTACAACATCTGTTGTCGTTGGATCTTCTGGCAATGCCACCGCAAAGGGCAGCTTGTAGTCTTTGTCTTTGTATTTAATTGTTTTCATATTTCCTCGCTTTCTATGTAGTCATTTTCAACATCATCAATTTCATTTTCTTCTACATTATCCAACTCATACTCTTTTTCTTTGCTCATATTAATTTTCCTCGCTTTCATTATTTTTTTTTATTTGCTCAATTATTGAGTCGGTAATCTTCCATTCATTCTCTAATTTTTTTTCTTGGTCTTTTGCTTTAATCCTGTTTGAGTAAGTTAAGTTACTTGGATTTTTAAAATTACTATTAATTAATGTAATTTCTTTTTCTGTTAATCTAAATGTTGCTTTACTTAATTTTTTAAGCAACAACTCTTCCTGCTCTTTGTTAAGTGTTAAAGTTATTGTTTTCATATCTTCCTCGCTTTCATTGTTTCGAGCCCCGCCCATTCTTTGGGTAGGGCGGAGCTCTGTACCTGTTTAATCACCAAATCAGTTAAACAAATCATGATCTCATTATATAAGATTTTATAGGATCTGTCAATACATAAAATAAAAAAAAATACAACCTGTGGTTGTGCGCCTTGGATATTTTATCCCCGACCTCCCACCCCTATTATATAGGATAAAATGGGATTGTCAAGAAAAATATTTATTTTTTTTTTTAATTATTTTTCTTGACTATGGGATTGTCCCATGATATTATATGTCATTAACAAAGCGAGGAAAATATGAAAACTAGGGACGAACAAATAATAAACATAATAAGAAGAGTCATGATTTGTAGTGACGATCAATTAAAAAAAGTTAATGATTGTATTTCTTTATTATGGGAAGAGGAAAAAGATCAAGAAGAGCAATTTAAAAAAGACTATGAAAAATGGAAGGCTGACAGATCAGAGGGGGCAGCACATCCTTACGAAAATTGGAAAAAAAATTTATGATCCATATTTCAAAAATGACGGGGAAGTTGGAAAACTTCCTCGCCATCTCAACCAATACTAGCAGCAATGAATATTGCAAAAAACAAAATACAAAAAATGACCCTGACAATATTTGTGTTCATTGTTATTCTTGGACGATGCTTAAAACCTACAGAAAAAACATGGCTCCGGCACTTGAAAGAAATTCTAAACTTCTGGCGTCCAAAGCCTTGCATCCAGATGCATTGCCAGTAATTAACAGCGCCTTTTTCAGGTTCAATGCTCACGGCGAATTGATCAATGAATTTAATTTAATTAATTATGTAAATATAGCTATTAAAAATCCTCATTGTAATTTTGCATTGTGGACTAAAAGATATGACATAGTTTATAAATATTTTAAAAATAATCCTAAGCCTAAAAATTTTATTTTAGTTTATTCAAACCCTAAAATAAATCATATCTTCAGCAAGCCGCCGAAGTTTTTTGATAAAACTTTTAATAATGTACACGAAAATCTGCAACAGGAAAAACAAAACTGCACCGGGCAAAAATGTAAAGATTGCCTGCTGTGTTATAAATTAGACACAACCGACACAATAGTCGAGAAAGTTAAAAGTTATGGCAAAAAATAAAAAAGAAAAAATAGAAAGTATTATATTAGCAAGTAGTCATTATTTATTTGAGGACTTACCAAATAATTTTCATAAATGGTCAGAAAAAAAAATACATAAATATTGCAATGATCATGCGTGGCAACCCTTTGAATTTTTCAAGGGGTCAGAAATATACGAACATATAGACAGATTAGCAGATGATTTTATATGGTTTAAAAAACAAGAGAGGAAAAAATGAAAAATTATTTAGTAAAATTTAAATGTATAATGGGTGATTACGAACACACAGATTATTATATATTTAACAAAAGAAAATCTGAATGGGGATATTGCAAAGAGTTTTGGGGTATCAACAAGCGAGATAGTAATTGTCTAAAAGAAGGTGCTTTTTGGAATGACCAAATGGATAGTGCTATTTCAGTTTATTCCGAAACAGAAATATCTCAACAAGAAGCAGATGTATTACAAAGATTGGGGGTCGCATAATGACACAACGAGATGAAGGACACGACTATCGAGATAGTAAGAACAAGGCTATGGAATACGAGCGCAAGCAAGCAAGAGAAAAAGAATTAAGCGCATTTAAAGATGGTGTAGCTGACGCTTTGTTAGAGGGTTATGCATCTGATTGGCACGAAAATTTATACTATTATAAACAAGGTTATGACTTTGGTTTAAAAATGTATGATGAGTACAAAAAGTTAGATGAATAATAACATAATTATCTGGACATATACGATATATTACGATAAGAGCACAAGCTATGGGTCTACCTAAAAAACTCACAGAACGACAGATTAAATTTGCAGAATTGTTGGTATACAACGAGGGGCGCAAGAGCCCGAGCGAGTGTGCTTATGAAGCTGGATATAAGACCAGACCAAGACAGGCTGCGAGCGAGCTAAGGAATCCTAAGATTGCACCATTAGTTGTCAGATACATTGGTGAGTTGCGAGCAGAGATACAAGAAAAATACGGCATCACATTTGAGAAACACATTGGGGAACTAGCAAAGCTACGAGAGGACGCGCGAGCAAAGGGCGCGTGGTCTGCAGCCATAAACGCAGAGATAGCTAGAGGTAAAGCAGGTGGTTTATATGTAGATCAAAAGTTAGTCTTGTCTGGTAATTTAGACCCCAGAAGAAGAGTTAGTAGAATCAAAAGAACTAACAAGCCCTGATAATCATTCAGAACAGAAATAAGTCTACTAAACATTTTTCTTGGAAACTTTTTTACTACTGACCATTTGTTTATTACTGGTTCGTATTGCATTATTTACTCCCTGTGGATTAGGCCCACGCACTGGAGGTATTGCATTCCATTTTACGTTAGGCATATTTTTAGTTAGTGTTTTATTTTTCACTTATTTTTTCCATTTTAATTATACACGATTTTGGGAATACATTTCTATCAGAAAATAACTCTTCATTCTCTTCATAAGATGCAAAAGTTCTTACGTGTTTTTTATCTTTTTCAAATACATACGCCCTAGTTATCATTCTGCTAGGCATAAAACCCATGAATTCAAAGGCAGTAGCGTGTCCTCCGTCAGCCGTGATATCCTCCCATAAGATTTCATAGAAGTAATATCGTTTCTTTTTGATAACAACTGATTTGTATTTAGATTTCTTTGGACGTCTCATGATTCAATATATACTCTATAGGGGAATATTTGGGCAAAAAAGTTTTTAAAAAAACAAAAAAGGTCGCGCGCGCCGAATAGGATAGTGTGCCAAGGCATAATTGCAAAAAAGCTAGTAAATACGCCATTTGTGCCACGCTGTGCCACCATAATTCAACGTCGTGGCACACCTATTATTCGCTAATACCAACACTTTTAACCTATTTTTGCCTCTGTGCCACCTGTGCCACGAGTTTTTTTTGATGACTGAAAAAAAAATTTGCCCAAATATTCCACTATAGCGTGGCAC